TATGAAACCAGCCTTGGCAACTGTTTACACAGCATTAGAAAGTTCACGTCAGCAACTTACACAAGGTGTTGGCCTATTAACAGGCGAAGGTGGCGGTGAGATGATGGGTGCAGAACCTACAGATGAGTTTGGTAGCGAAGACGATTTAGCCGCCGAACCAGGTGCTGAAGATGACCTAGCCGCTGAACCAGGTGAAGAAGGCAGTGATGAATTTGGCGCAGCCGCACCGGCCGCAGGCGGTGACGAAGAAGCAGGTCGTGCTAAACGTGAAAGCGTCGAGTTCAGCCGTAAATTGGCTACTTTACTTGCACCAAAAAAAAAGTAACAGAATCTGATCAAAAACTTAATCTAGTATTAAAAAACCTAATCGGCAGGGCAGATCAAAAAAATCGTCCTGCCGTTTTCACCTGGGACGAACTAAACAAGTTCATGCATAATATGGGCATGGAAGATTTCAGTTATGATAGTTTTAAACTGGCCTACGACAGTGACGAAGTTATTCAAGCACTGACACATCGATTCGACCAAAATGGTGTAGAACTTAATACCAAAAATAGAACAGATAAACCAGAAGTTGGTAAAGAACCCGGCGGCAATACGCTCAAAACAGCCGCAATGAGATCTACAAATAAACATCTAGGTTGACACTGTTCTAAAAAGGTAGTATAATTAGTCATGACTTTACTACAAGAACGATTTCAATATCGAACCCTTACAAGGGACGAAAGCACAGGCAAAAGATTATATGCTACACCAGACGGACATAAAGTCCCCAGTGTCACTACAATCTTAGATAAAACTAAACCCGCAGAAGCACGTGAAGCACTGGCCCGATGGAAGGCCGCAGTAGGCGAACAAAAAGCACAGCAGATTACCACAGAGGCTGCCAGTCGCGGCACCAGGATGCACACCTACTTAGAAAATCATATTAAAGGTGTAGCACTGCCAGACTCTGTAAGTAACCCTTACGCACAGCAAAGTTTGGACATGGCTCGTAAAGTTATTGCTGAAGGTTTTCCTAAAGTCAACGAAGTATGGGGCAGTGAAGTTCCGTTATACTTTCCAGAATTATATGCAGGTACCACAGACTGTGTAGGCATACATGATGGCGATGAAAGTATCCTAGACTTTAAACAGACAAACAAGCCTAAAAAACTAGAGTGGATTGAGGACTATTTTCTACAGTTAACAGCATACGCTCTAGCACATAACGAAGTTCACGGCACAAATATACGCAAAGGCGTAATTTTAATGTGTTCAAAAGACTACGAATATCAAGAGTTTATACTAAAACCTGAAGATTTTGATTATTGGACTAATCGCTGGTGCGATAGAGTTAGTCAATATTACAAACTACCCTCCTGATAAATACTCTAATAACGGAGTATTGAAACATGGCCATAGTACAGATCAGCCGTATCCAAGTACGTAGAGGAAAAAAGAACGGTGCAACCAGCATACCACAACTAGCATCGGGCGAGTTCGGGTGGGCTGTAGACACACAAGAACTGTTTATAGGAAACGGTAGCGTACAAGAAGGCGCCCCTTTTGTAGGTAATACTAGAATACTTACAGAAAAGTCTAACATATTTGATCTAGTCAGTCAGTATCAATTTAAGAAACCTTTTGCAGGTTCCCCAGAAATTCAAACAGGTGCTAGTCCCGCTAGTCCTGTGACTAGAACTCTACAAGAACGATTAGACGACACAGTTAGCATCCGTAGTTTCATCACAGAAGAGGATATTCAAAATAACGATTATGCAGACGCTATTCAACGTGCTCTAGATCAACTATACCTCAACGATGCTACCAAGGGCACTGCCGAAAGTCGTATTAAACTGCACTTTGAAGCAGGCGTTTATCCAATCTCTAAAACTATCTACATACCTCCTTATGCACACTTAGTGGGCGCAGGTAAAGATAAGACTGTATTTTTAGGCAGTGACATTGTTGTTGCCGCCACCATAGGCGATGATGCACAGGCTGGTACAGATCATTCCTTATATAACAATTATAATCTTGCTGGCCATGAATTAGTGCAGGCTAGATTTATTGAAATTGAAGGTATCACTTTCCAAAACGACAGTACAACAAATTCTGTATTCGAAGCACGAGCAATGAAAAACAGCGTGTTCTCTAATGTTACGTTTAGAAGTGGCTGGGTTACAGGTGTTACTCCAGGAACTAACAACAATGGACTCACACTGATTGCCTATACATCTTTAGTAACGTGTCAAGATAATATTTTTAATAGTTGTGATTTCGAAGATGTTGGATTTGGTATTGATTCTACTTACGATATTCAACAGTGTGTTTTCCGAGATTGTTTTATCACAAGATGTTTTCAAGGTATGACATTTGGTTGGGCAGTTAACGGAGTCAATGCTGGCGTTGTGTACGGTCCAAGATATTGTAAAATTGAAAACAGCAAATTTGATTTTATTGATAACTCTGCCATTCAGTTTGGAACAAGAGTAGGCGCTCCTGACATCGAATATTGCTACGGTAATATCAGTCAGTCGAATACGTTTGTTCGTGTTGGCGGAGGCTCAATAAATCCTGTGGCACCTGTGATAGAATTTTTAGCGGCAGGTAATGTTTCAACTAATGATTATTTTGAAAGATCGTTTGACTTGGTAACATCAAATGGTTCCACACCATACGCAGTCAGTGAGTTTTCAGGTTTTACAAACGCTGACCACAAATATAATTATAGAAAGAATGTTGCATCTTCTTTAAATGCTATGTTGTTGAAGTTACCTGGCAATGTTAATGCAGTTTATAAACTACATTATCTATATACCAACGATGCTGCCAGCGTTATGAGAAGAGGTACATTGACTGTGAGTATAGACTTAGTTAACAGTGATGCGCATCTTACCGATGAGTTCGATGGAGTTGGTCCATTAGCCAATGTTGAAAATTTAGTATTCGATTCGGTTTTAGATACCGGTACCGATACCGTGTCTATAGAATACACTACTTCTCAAGATAATGGTGTGCTAACGTATTGGTATGAAGTGTTGGGCCGATAAGGTTGACTTTTAAAAATCGTGCGTGTAACATACTACAAGCACGGTTTTTTTCAATTATCTATTCAGTTAATCATAAAACCAATCGTAATACATACAAAAGTTGAACCTAATAAATATCAGTTTAAAAATACAGACAGGAGTAGCGGATGTCCGGAAACATCATGATCGTCAAGCGTGACGGTCGCAAAGAACCAATTAATATCGAAAAGATACATAAAGTCGCGGAGTATGCTTGCGAAGGACTTTCAGGAGTATCAGCAAGTCAGATCGAAATGTCAGCCAACTTGCAATTTTATGATGGCATGACAACAAAAGAAATTCAAGAAATCATTATACGTTCAGCCAGCGATTTGATCAGTTTAGAAAATCCTAACTATCAATATGCGGCTGCTCGTTTGCTTCTTTATGGAGTTTATAAAGAAGTATTTGGTCGTTTCGAACCTTTGCCTTTCAGCGAAATGATTCGTAAGAACATTGAAGCAGGTACCTACGATTCTGCTATTCTAGAAAAGTACACAGCAGACGAATTAGGTAGACTAGAAGGTTGGATTAAACATGACCGAGATGAAGATTTTACCTATGCAGGTCTACGTCAAGTAGTAGACAAATATCTGGTGCAGGATCGCAGTAGTGGTAAACTCTTCGAAACTCCTCAGATTATGTACATGATGATTGCCGCTACATTATTTGCCAATTATCCTAAAGACAAGAGGATGAATTATGTAAAGAGGTACTATGATGCAATCTCGTCACACAAAATCAATATCCCCACGCCCGTTATGGCTGGGGTCAGGACTCCGCTACGCCAGTTTGCCAGTTGTGTTCTTGTCGATGTTAATGATACTCTTAATAGCATCTTTAGCAGTGATATGGCTATTGGTCGCTATACTGCTCAAAGGGCTGGTATCGGTATTAACATTAGTAGGCTACGAGCCATCAACAGCAAAATCCGCGGCGGCGAAGTGGCGCACACGGGGGTTATTCCATTCCTCAAGAAATTCGAATCAACCGTAAGATGCTGTACACAAAATGGTGTACGTGGCGGCAGTGCCACTGTGCATTTTCCTATTTGGCATTTAGAAATTGAAGATGTTTTAGTACTAAAGAACAATAAAGGCACAGAAGACAATCGTGTACGTAAATTAGATTACAGTATTCAAATCAGTAAATTGTTTTACGAACGACTACTACAGAACAAAGAAATTACATTGTTCAGTCCACACGATGTTCCAGGACTGTATGAATCTTTTATCAGCGGCGACGATGAACAGTTCCGCACAGCCTATGAAGCATTTGAAGCACGTCCAGACATCCGTAAAAAATCTGTACCAGCAATGGAGTTGTTTACACAACTATTAAAAGAACGTGCAGAGACTGGTCGTATCTACATCATGAACATCGACCATTGTAACAGTCATAGTAGTTTTAAAGACAGCGTAAGTATGAGTAATCTCTGTCAAGAAATTACACTACCTACTGATCCGATTGAACACATCGATGGCGAAGGTGAAATCGCACTATGTATTCTTAGTGCTATCAACGTGGGTATTGTGCGTGAAGAAGAATTAGAAGAAATGTGCGACCTAGCAGTAAGAGCGTTGGAAGAAATTATTGATTATCAAGGATACCCTGTAATTGCTGCCGAACGTTCAACTAAAGCTCGTCGCAGTCTAGGCATTGGATATATTGGACTAGCACACTTCCTGGCTAAAAATCATGCCAAGTATGACGATCCACGTGCATGGGAGTTAGTACATCGTTTAACAGAAAGTTTCCAATACTATCTATTGAAGGCTTCAAACAATCTTGCCATTGAGCGTGGTGCTTGCGAGTATTTTAATCGCACCAAGTACAGCGATGGCATATTACCTATTGACACATACAAGCGTGAACTAGACGGTGTATGTAAAGTTGACTTACAGCATGATTGGGAGCAACTTCGTCAAGACATCATACGTCATGGACTACGTCATAGCACATTATCAGCACAGATGCCTAGCGAATCTAGTTCTGTAGTATGTAATGCTACTAATGGTGTTGAACCTCCACGTGGATATCTCAGTGTTAAGAAAAGTAAGAAAGGACCACTCAAGCAGATTGTTCCTCAATATTCTAGTTTGAAGAATCACTATACATTACTTTGGGATATGCCTAGCAATGAAGGCTACATTAATACTATTGCTGTGATGCAGAAGTTTTTCGATCAGGCAATTAGCGGTAACTGGAGTTACAATCCATTGCACTATGAGAACAACGAAGTTCCTCTCAGTGTAATGATGAAAGATATGTTGACTACATATAAACTAGGTTGGAAAACCAGTTACTATCAGAACACCTACGATTATAAGACAGACGACTCCGTAGAAGATGTTAAGGAAGAAAAACCGGTCGCTACCGAATCTTCTAAAACTTTTGATTCGGACGGCGAAGTTTGTGAAGCCTGCGCTATCTGAATTAAATAATAAAAATAACAAGGACGAAATATGAGCAAAACTGTATTCAACAGAGATAAAGTAGATTTCACCAAAGAATATATGTTCTTTGGCGCAGAACAAAACACACAAAGATATGACAGATTTCGTTTTCCTATTTTTGATAAACTAAATCAAACAATGTTAGGCTATTTCTGGAGACCAGAAGAAGTTAGTCTACAAAAGGATCGCGGAGACTATGCTAACTTCCGCCCAGAACAAAAACATATCTTTACTTCCAATTTAAAGTATCAGACTCTGTTGGATTCAGTACAAGGTCGCGGACCATTAATGGCATTTGCACCTTATTGCTCATTGCCTGAATTAGAAGGCTGTATGACTACTTGGCAGTTTTTTGAAACTATTCATAGTCGTAGTTATACACATATCATGAAAAACATTTACTCTGATCCTTCAGAAGTATTTGATACTATCCTTGATGATGAAAATATTATTCGTCGTGCAGAAAGTGTAACTAAAAATTACGATAGATTTATTCAAGTTGCTGATGCTTATTTCCAAAAAGGTGAAGGCACTATTCGCGATGTTAAGAAAGCATTGTTCCTTGCCATGATGAACGTAAACATTTTAGAAGGTCTACGTTTTTATGTTTCATTTGCCTGCACATTTGCCTTTGGTGAATTAAAGATGATGGAAGGCAGTGCTAAGATTATCAGTCTTATTGCTCGTGATGAAAGCCAACACTTAGCAGTTAGCACACATATTCTTAAGAACTGGATGAAAGGTGAAGACGATCCTGACATGGTTGCAATCGCACAAGAGTGCGAAGCAGAAGTTTATGAGATGTGGAAACTATGTGTAGACGAAGAAAAGGAATGGGCCAAATATCTGTTTAAAGACGGCAGTATTATTGGTCTAAATGAAAATCTATTACATCATTATGTAGAGTATATGGCTAATCGTAGACTAAAAGCATTAGGCTACAAAACATTATACGACCGTCCATTAAATCAAAACCCACTACCTTGGACACAGCACTGGCTCAGCAGTTCAGGCCTACAAGTTGCTCCACAGGAAACAGAAGTAGAAAGTTATATTGTGGGCGGCACAAAGCAAGACGTTACAGCAGATACATTTAAAGGATTTACACTATGAAGGCAATTGTTTGGAGCAAGTATCACTGCCCTTTTTGTGATCAAGCCAAGGCTTTGTTAACACAGAAGGGTATTGAATTTGAGGAGCGTAAAATTGGCGATGGGTATACTCGCGAAGATTTATTAGAAGCCGTTCCTAATGCTCGTACAGTGCCACAGATTTTTTTAGATGGTCAACTCATTGGCGGCTTTACTGAATTAAAGGCACACTTTGCCAAGGAGTCAGCATGATTACACTATGGACTAACAACGACAGTTATTCTCAAGAAGCATTACAGAGATTGATGAAATTAGGACGTCAATACGAAGAAAGACGTATTGGCTCTGGTTGGACAGTAGATCAACTACTGGCTGCTGATCCTAACGCATTAACTAGCATGCCAGCATTTTTCCTAGATGGAAAATACATCGGCGGACTCAGAGAACTATATCAATATCTTCAACAATGAAAGTTTTAGTAGTAGGCGGTAGTTCTGGCCTAGGACTAGCCATCTCCAAACATTTTTCAGCAGATCAGGTATCTCGCAGTAATGGATATGCTGTTCCTGAAAAAATTCAAGAAATTATTGATTTGAGTTTTAATTACGACGTTGTTATAAATTGTCTGCCTGACAGTAATCAAAACAAGTTACTGTTTCCAATGTTTGAACAACATGATCAAAAAAGTTTAACCACATATTTTATAACAGTAGGAAGTATGAGTTGGAGATTTCATACTACCGAACACAGTAAACGAGAACTGTTTGATTGGGCAGAAGGTTTAATTTTAAGAAATACTCGCCTTAAGCATACATTATTAAATCCTGCATATCTTTGGAATAGTAAAAATCAAGGACATTTGGCAGAAATATCACAAGAAGAAATGATTAAAGTCATTGACTTTCTAGTTCGTTTCGGTTATAATAGCACAGTTAGTTTATTAGAAATTAAAGGACCCTATAAAAATGTTAGTTGACAAAGGCGTTACACCCGGCGAAGTAATTACAATCAAACTCACCAGCGGTGAGGAACTAGTAGCCAAACTAGTTGAAGAACATGATGATCATATCAAAATCACTAAGAGCATGGTGTTAACAGCAGGACCAAACGGACTTGCTATGGTACCATATCTATTCACTGTAGAGCAGGATAAAGAAATTAAAATGAGTAGGAACACTATCACAGTGATTGCTCCTACAATGAAACCTGCGGCAGATCAATATCTCAGCAGTACTTCTGGAATTAAAATAGCCAGTTAAGTATTTGTTACACCAGGCGGACTATAGGGCTTACCACTCTGATAGTCCGCATATGACTGGTATGCTGGTGTTGGAATTTTAAATTTCCAATCTTTAGGACCTTCGTCTTTTATTGAAACATCTTCCACACTCTTAGGAAGACTTCCATAAGTGGCATTATCAAGAAATGCCTGTCGTATAGTGTTGTGAGCAGTGCTAACTTCGTTGTGTCTAACTCTAAAAAAGTCTGCCTGTAAGTAAGGAACACTTTTTTCTATAAACAGTGCTCGAAATTCGTTGTGCTCTTTTACAACCTGTTTTTCTTCATCAGTCCTTAATGACGAATCAGGTTTATCTTTTTCTATCTGACGTGCTCGATCTCTCAACGATGTGTACCCGCCAGGGATGGCAGCACCAAACCATTTATTAGCAACCGCGCCTAGATCTTTATTAGCATCATCTAACGCATCTTTCCATGCTTTATAATAGTTATAATACGCATCATAAAACGATTGACTGATTTTTTCTGCAGGATCTTTTTTGAACACCGCAGTTTTAGGTTCGGCAGTGGG